ATCAACAGCTGTTGGTAGAGTTGTTTCTTATGATCAAAATACAGGAGTTCTGAAGTATTGGCAAGACAAATCTCTCGCGGGATTTAATACTGATGGTACTGCTAATACAAATCCAACGTATGGTTTTTATTTGAACAGATTTAATTCAAATATTGGTGCTGGAGGAACAACAACTATTGTGGGAACAGACAGTTCTTTACAAATTGAAACTACCTTTAGCGGTATATCAACTGTAATAAATAGTAGAACATATTACTTGGGTCAGTCATTTGCATCTGGTTTATCCAATCCAGAAGTTAAAAAATACTCGGGAAATATCATATATGTCGATAACAGACCCTCGATAACTAGATCATCAAATCAAAAAGAAGATATCAAAGTCATTTTGCAATTCTAAAGAATTATGCCACAGGAAACTAACCTCAACGTCTCTCCATACTTTGACGATTTTGATCCAGCAAAAAATTATTACAAGGTTTTATTTAAACCCGGATATCCTGTTCAGGCAAGAGAACTAACAGGATTACAATCTATTCTACAAAATCAAATTGAACAATTTGGTAATCATGTATTTAAAGAGGGTTCTGTAGTAATACCCGGTAATATTAATTTAAACGTTAATTTTACTGGAGTTGCTCTAGAAAGTATTTTTAATGGTGTAAATGTAGATTTATACATCGACAATCTTCTCAATAAAGTAATTATAGGAGAAACTTCTGGGGTAAGAGCAAAGGTAGTTTATATTTTAAAGCAATTAGAATCTCAAAATACAACTACAATATTATATGTACAGTTTTTAAATACAAGTTCTAGCGGAAATCAAAGATTTCTTGATTCTGAAAATTTATTAGTTGAAGAAACAGTATCTCCGGGATTTGGAGATTCTACTCCAATACAACCAAATCAAGCATTTGCAACTACTTATAATTCAAATTCAGCAATATATGGATCTGCAGTTATACTTTCGGAGGGTATTTATTTTATTAGAGGAACTTTCGTAAAAGTAGATTCTCAAGTTCTTATTCTGGATTTTGATAGAAGAGGTGCTACATATAAAGTTGGATTTTTGGTGACGGAAGATATAATAAATTCTGATATTGACGATTCTCTGGTAGACAATGCAAAAGGGTTTTCAAACTATGCTGCTCCAGGTGCAGATAGATTTAAAATATCTGCTAGGTTAATTAAACTTGTACCTGAACAAAATAATGTTCCCAATTTTATTGAAATTCTAAGAATTGAAGATGGAGTAATTTCAAAATTTAATGCAAATCCCGAATATAACCTTCTTGCGGATGAATTTGCCAGAAGAACATATGATGAATCTGGTGACTATTATGTAAAACCACTTACTGTTGAAATAAAAAATTCATTAAATGACTATGAAGGCAATAATGGAATTTTTAACCAAAATCAATTAACCTTCCAAAAAAATACCCCATCAGATGATTTGGGATGTTATAGAATTTCTCCAGGAAAGGCATATGTTAAGGGTTATGAAACTGAACTTTTAACAACAACAATCGTTGATTTTACTAAACCAAGAACAACAAAAACTTTAGAAAATCAAAGTATAATTTACTCTACAGGAGCAACTTATTCTCTCAATAGAGTGTACGGTTCTCCATCAATTGGTATAACAACTTCGTATACAGTAAGTTTAAGAGACTCTAGAGTAGGAGTAAACCAGTATTCTGCTGCCGGAAAAGAAATTGGAATTGCAAGGATATATGATTTTGCTTTAGAATCTGGATCATATGACACTGCTTTTCCAGATGCAAATAATTGGGAAATTTCTTTATATGACATTCAAACATATACTGAAATTTCCCTGAATGAACCAATTACATTAACAACACCAGTTTTTATTAAAGGTAATGTAACTGGAGCAACTGCATTCCTAAGATATGATGCCAACAACTCAGGAATTATTACCGCGTACAATGTAAATGGATCTTTTGCTATTGGAGAAAAATTTATATTTGATGGTATTCAAAATTCTAGAGTAGCCACTGCAATAACCTCTTACGGAACAGGAGATGTAAAATCTCTTCATGGAGTTACTGGATCTGGAACCACATTTACTGCAGACACAAAACAATATACATCCGTTAATGCGGGACAGGTTAATATCACTCCAGTCTTCTCTGGAATTTCTACAGTAACATCATCCAATTTTGATTTTATTGGAATTGCTACGGTAGGAAATTTAGTATCATTTTCAACACCAGGAACTATTGTTCCCACATACGCAACAATACAAACTGTTTCTCCAAATACCATCACAATTGCTGGAGTTACAACGGTATCAGGAGTTTGTGATGGTGATCTACCTACAACTTCAATCACACCATCAAGTTTCAATATTTTAAAATCAAGTTTCTTAAATTCTACAGATAACACTCTTTATACAAAGTTTCCAAAAAATTACATTTCCTCTGTAGATTTAACAGACTCTCAATTAACAATTAGAAAGCAATTTGATGTAATTATAACATCAAATTCATTAACCGTCTCCCCCACAGAACTACTGTCCAATGAGGTATTTTTGCCATTTGACGAAGAAAGATATGTTCTCACAAGAAATGATGGATCTGTAGAACCTTTAAGTAACGATCAATTTACATTTTCATCTGGAGGAAAGGAACTCACGATTAGTGGGTTACAATCGGATGGAACTGCAAGGTTAATTGCAACGGTTCAGAAAAATAATATAAAGGCAAGAGTAAAAAATAAAAATAGAGTTAATAACTTAATAATCAATAAATCAATTTATAGTTATTCCGGAACAAATACTGGAGTAGGAAATACTACAAATAATGATGGACTCGTTTATGGAAGATATCCATATGGCACAAGAGTTCAGGATGAAGATATTTGCCTAAATGTTCCCGAAGTTACTAGAATATATGCAATTTTTGAGTCTTCTGGAGTTCAAGATCCATCAGCACCAACACTTTTACTACAAAATATTACATCACCTACAGCAACAACTTCCGAATTAATCATTGGAGAAAAAATTGTTGGAAGGCAAAGTGGAAATATTGCAATATGTTTAGGGAAACCAAATTCATTAACTGTAGAATTTGCAAGTTTAAATTCATCTTCATTTATTGATGGAGAGATTGTAGATTTTAAAGAATCCAATATAAATGCAGTAATAAGTTCTATTTCTAATGGATCTAATAACATCACAGAAAATTATATTTTAAATGAAGGGCAGAGAAGCACTATATTAGATTATTCTAGAATTTCGAGAAAAAGAACTTCTCTTGCTCCTAGTAGAAAAATTAAAATTTATTATGAATCTGCTTATATTCCAAATTCTGATACTGGAGATATTACTGTTGTCGATTCTTATCAAGAGTTTGATTATTGTGATTTAAAAACTATAGATGAGAATAGAGTTTCTGATATTATTGATGTTCGTCCAAGAGTAAATAATTTTGATCCAGAAACTGCATCATATTCTCCATTCGAATTTTTTGGAAGATCGTTTGATCAAAGTCAAAATTCTTCTCTGGATATTTTGGCATCTGATGAAGCAATTATTTGCGATTATTCATTCTATCTTGGAAGAATTGATAGAGTTTATCTTTCAACGGAATCCAATAATTTTAGAATATCAAATTCTTACAGCAGAATACCCGTTATTTTGCTAAAGCAAGGTGTTCCTTCGGAGACTCCTCAGATTCCAGATGAAGCATCTAACGCATTAGAGATCGCTAGGATTACACTTCCACCATATCTTTGTAATTTAGAAGAGGCATCGGTTAATTTAATCGAACATAAGCGTTATCGGATGACTGATATTGCAAGATTGGAAACTAGAATAAAAAATCTAGAGTTTTATACTACATTATCTTTACTCGAAAATAATGCTAAAAACTTACAAATTAAAGATGCTAATGGACTTGAAAGATTTAAGTCAGGTTTGTTTGTAGATAATTTCTCAACTACTGCATTCCAGAGAAAAATAACAGTTCCAAAAAATAGTATTGATATTCAAAACGGAGAACTAAGACCTGCTGCATATACGACAGAAGTTGATCTTCTTCTCGGATCAAGATCCTTTGTGGGAATTGGTACTATTGTAAATCCAAATGCAGATATTAAGTATGTGACAGATCTTATTGCAGCTAATGTTAGAAGAAGTGGAACAAATCCAAATTCTACAGGAAAAGGGATTATAACACTCGACTATACTGAATTTGTAGAAATTTCTCAACCATATGCAACTAGAATAGAAAATGTAACTCCATACTTAGTCACATCTTATTTTGGAACTCTTGAATTAAATCCCTCTTCTGACGTTTGGGTTGATCAAACTCAATTGGATACTCTAACAGTTGGAGGAATTAGTGGAAGAACTTTTACTGTAGAAAGAAATCTGACAGAAGCTGAAATCGTTAATGATCCTCAGGGTGGATGGGCACCTATTGCTTGGAATGCTTGGCAAGACAATTGGACTGGTTCTACAACCACAACTACAACTCAAGGTTGGATTACAACAATTAGAGAAACTAGGACTGGCACGGCAACAAGAACAGGATCCACTACAAGAACACTAAATCCAATTAACAACGTTTCTATTGGAAATCGTGTTGTTGGAATTGATATTAGTCCATTCATGAGATCTAGAAATATCGAATTTAATGCAAAGGGACTTAGACCATTTTCGCAAGTATATGCATTTTTTGATGGACAAGATGTTAATCAATATGTTACACCTAAACTTATTGAAATTGAAATGCTTGAAGGTACATTCTCCGTTGGAGAAACTATTATTGGATTAACTGGACAAGCAATTGATTTTAGAGTAAGATGTGCTGTTTCTAATCACAGGTACGGTCCTTTAGATAGTCCAACTGATATTTTCATAAAAAATCCATATAATCAAGATGAAGATCTTCCAAGTTCTTATACAAGTAATTCTACAATATTGAATATTGATACAGTATCTATTGCAGATTTCTGTAGTTGGGATTTTTATGGACAAACTTATCAGGGAATGATTCTGACTGGACAGACAAGTAGGGCACGAGCTAGAATTGTCGCAAGTAGATTATATACAGATAGATCTGGTGTAGTTATTGGTACATTTTTCGTCCCAGAACCAAGAATTCCAACAAATCCTAGATTTAGAACTGGAACTAAAACTTTAAGATTGACTAGTGACAGAGAAAATGATCCTCTTCCAAATCAATTAATTTCTAGAGCAGAATCTAATTTCCGTGCTGATGGATTGATTCAGCAAAATAGAGAAGTTGTTCTTGCTCTTAGAGATACTGAGATTCAAAATGCAAGGACAAGTTCGACTAGAGCAATTACTCAAGTCAATACAACGGTTATCGATCGAACTCCGCCACCACCCCCACCACCGCCGCCGGCATGGGGTGGCGGTGGTGGGGGTGACGCCCC